TTGGGTAATGGCGCATCGGTACATCTTCCGCATCCTCCCAGTCTTGGGATTCTTCTGGCTCTCCACAAATGCGTCATTGAGTGTCTGATACTTGGGCGCCCATCGTCTTGTTCCCGATCTAACACAGGACATGATAAACGATCTGAGTCTAGCTTCGGTCCAAACCTTCATTGCCTACGCTTCATTTATCTTCCCTTTTGAATATAGGTTTCAGCATTTTCCTAATTTCATCAGCTCCACCAACCACTTGGGAATAGCGATAGCATTCTTCTAATAGTTCCATAGGGTCTTTCACCTGATCCTCTTCTTCCGGGACTGGCTCATTCCATTCGGTTACAAACCAAACTTTCATTGCATATTTGACGTTTGTTCGGACTTCATGAGCACCTGACTTCCGAACGGATATTAAGTTAGCTCATCTTATTCACCAAGTCATAGAACATGAAGCAACTGATGGCATCCTCCAAAGCATTTGCCTGTGCCTGCTCCGTCCATTTCTTTATGTGGGTGTCGCCATTGTTGGTATTGATTATGACGGTGTGGATTTCTGGTTCATAGTCTAGGTAGCTGGCAATCTTCACCATCCTAGCCTCGGAAGCTAGCTGCATAGCATCCTTGTAATATGCCTTGCGGGTAATGTCCTGATGCTCTGCCACCTCCCTTGTCTTGTAATCAAACAGGGCAAGATTGCCATTGTGTATAGCTAGCAGGTCAATCGTTCCTGCGGTATTAAACTCTCGGTCGCTGTTGGATATTACTCCCTCAACCTCAACCACCTCCAGTTCTTGGTCATCTGCCCATTCAATGAATGGCATTACAAACGGTTCCCAACATGGGGGACACTGGCCCCCGCAAATGGTAGTCTCCAAATGTTTATGACACTCGGTTCCCCAAGATGATGAAGACACCTCTTCCCCTGTCTTGGGGTGCACCCTTGTTCCCCACATCATGTCCATGATCTTGGTTTCATCATAGGTGGGGTGGGCCTTAGTGATTTCTATCGCCTTCTTGGTTCTCCAAGTTTCGAAGAATGGATCGGGATATACCTTCAGCTTCTCGGTAACACTCGCAACTATATCCTTGCCTGTGTTCTTGGCCTCTCTCCTAGCTTGGAAAGGGGTAGATAGGTCTTCCCGCAGGAAGCCTCTGTCTTTTTCTATTTCATAAAAATGTGCCATAATATAAAGCGGGGGCCGAAGCCCCCGCAGGTTCAACCAATAACCATCAATACTAGAATGCTTCAGCGTCCTCGTGAGCCAACTCTCGGCCCTCTTGGATAGCATCCCTAACTTCTAGCAAATCTTTTGCTATGCAATGAACAATATATTTGAACTGCTCATTATACCCACTGCTTTTAAAGGTGGGATCTTGCGCTGCTACTTGGCTTGCTTGATTTATGCAAGCCTGAATAGCAATTTCTCTCCCCTTGTCTGAGCCTCCTCCTCCATTGTTGGAGTAGTTGGCTTTCTTGTAGAAGGTTTGGGTTCCATCACGGGACTGGTGTCCCGTAAACCCGTCACTGTCTTCTGGGATCTCTCTTGGTATTGAGATTTTCCACTTGGTGTGACCCTTCGGCGTCTTGTATTTTGAGTCGGTCGCCTCTACTGTGGCTCCCACCTCTGCCCAACGTGGGGCTTTGCTTTTGCCGTTGGCAACTCCTTTTGTGCCATCGTCAAACTCTAACCAGAATCCCCAGAGATCCCCGTTAGGTGTATTCCTTGGCTCGTCTCCCATGAGACGCACCGTTTTTATTGTTTTCAGTTGTGACATATTATTTAGTCTATGTTGTACCAATACTCATCCTCCGGTGAGAGGGTAGAGATTGGAGTTGTTTGGAATAGCCGGGTTTTGGTATCGAACCAAAGGTCGCGGCTAAAATTGACCCCGCTGTTGCGTTGTTTGAATACGGTGAACACCGCATCGCCCTGCTTCTTGTATTTATCCTGCTCCTCAGGGCTTCCGTTAGACATCGCCAACTCCTTAGCAGTGTTGCGGTGCATACTGCAAATAGTGTGGCTAGCCTGAGACAGTTCTTGACTGCCAAGGATAGATCCGGGGCTGGTCGGGGCATACTTGGTGCCTCCATTCTCTTTACTTTTTGCATCGGCGTGGGCTATCAGGACTATGGAAAGCTGGTGCTTCACGGCTGTCCTTGCTAGATCCTTGCTTATCAAACCCTGCTGCTCGAAGTCAAGCTTTGGTGCAAGATAACTGAAACTATCTATCAATATTGTGTTAATCCCATACTTCTGCTTGGCTAGTATGATCTCCGCTTTCAGCCCCTCCCAGTTATTTCCGCAGTCTCGGAAGTTGGTATCATCTATGAAGAATATGTTCTCTCCTAGTTCCTCTGCAACCTGTGCACATTGCTCATGCTTGGGTTCCTCTCCAAGAAGCTGTGTTCCTAGCTGAAGCATCATGTTCTCAATGGGAACCTCAAAGGATACGGCCATGCATTTGGTGCCAGTGCTGGCTAGGTGGAGCAGTAGCTGGTACGCTATCTGGCTTTTCCCTGAGCCGGGGATACCAATGATGGTGAACAACTCGCTCTCCCGTAATGACAGGGGCATATCTTGGAAGCACCAGTTCTTCCACTCTCTCTCCCTCTCTTGTTGGGTGACACAATCCTGCATCTGCAAGACAAAATCCATTGGCTTTACCAAGGCTTCTGGCTCGTTGCCTTTGGCGCTATCCATCAGCCTCTTCAGGTCCTCCTCTGTGGGATGATCCTTGACCAGCCAATCGTTCACATCGTTGTGTGGCTCCGGTATCTCTATCCGGTAACAACGATCCGCTGAGAGCCTCTGAGATAGCTTGATAAACATCTGCTGACCTGCGTCATCCATGTCGCTTGCAACGTAGATGCGCTCCATCCTAGTCAGCATCTCAAAGCAGTTCTCAATCCATCCGTGGTTGCTTGCTGAGGGTACAGCTATGACGGGGATGCGACTCTCCTTCTGCATTTGGTAAAGGGACATACAATCAATCTCCCCCTCGCAAATGATTAGCTCTCGGTCATCCTCCCCTACTAGGTGCAAACCAAAAGGCGTGGCAAACACTGGCTGGGTGCTGTAGATTTGCTTCTTGTTTCCGATTCGGGTGATGCAGGTGTATTTGAGCATCCGACAACGGCCCTCGGTGTCATAGAGCGGAGCTCCCCACCAGTGTCCACCCTTCTGCTCGTGGTGGAAGATGTTGAATTTGCCAAGGGTACGCTCGTTTATTCCCCGTTTCTCCACCATATATCGGTGTACCTCGGTCCCTCTGATTGCAGTTTCGGGAACAGTTTGAACCTGTACTCTCTCTTCCGTCTTGACAGTTCTGATTTGCTCAAACCCACAAAACTTCAAGGCCCACCTCATCGTCTCTGAGAATGATCCACCCAGCTTGCGGTGGCACAGCTCTAGGATGTTGCAGCTCTCCCCAGTCTGGTGATCCTTGGCAACGTAGACACTGCTGTTCTTGGCCTTGAACACATTGCAAGACCTGCCTTCAGCATCGCCCCGCATATCTGCCATGACATATCTGCCACCCGCTTCCCGTTTTGCGCCGGGAAACATTTCGGCCATGAGCCGATCAATTTTGGAACTTAGTTCCCTCTTTATCTCTTCAGGTGTCTTCATATTTTTATGTGCAAAGGTTCGTTTTCTTCTCTTGGTTCAGGTTTTAGCATTCTGTCTATGATAACTCCGGTGCAGCAATGCTGCTCGGTTGCCAGTTGGTGCAATAGTTCGTGAGTTTTGGGGGTGATAGTTGTCTGCAACCTCACCCTGTCTCCCGGCATCCATTTGCGTGGCCTGCCCCGTCTTTCTTTTCTGTTTTTGTATCTGACAAGAGCAAGATCTCTACTTGACGGACCAAACTCTGTCAACTGCTGTTTGGTTTTTCTATTTTCACTCATATTTTTTTAGGTTTGTTCTGTGTTTTTTTTTATTTCGTTGTGCCTCATTGAGGCGTTGGCTAAGGTAGAAACTAATAGATATAGTTATTAGAGAAAACAAAACTCTTGGTAACTCTTGGTAACCCATAACAAATATTGGTAACCTATAACAAAATTCTTGGTCAGTAAGTAACTCTTGGTTACTCTAACAGACTATAACCTTTCTTTAGATAAGAGAATACTAGGATAGGGTAACGTAGGGTTACCACCCCCCGGCAGGGTGACGGTGAACAGGTTGGAGTTGTCCATCCTTCTCTTGATTGTAACGAGCTTGCGTTTCTGGAGCCTTGTAAGCACCCTAGAAACGCTTTTCGGGTGAAGCCCGGTATCTTCCCCTATCTTTGAAGTTGAAGGGAAGCACAGGCCATTCTCCGGGTTGGCATGGTGAGCCAAGCACAGAAGGACAAGCTTATCTGTTGAGGGCAAGGGGATAGCCCAAGCCCTCCGTTCCAATTCAAAGGACATCTAACAGCCGTGATAATCGTCCCACTTGGATTGCGCCCAAGAGTCTTCGGCCTGCTCTCTCGCCTCTTGTAAGGCTTTTTCACAAAGCCGGTGCCGGTCCTCCTCCTCCAGCTCCTCCCAACTATCCTTGCCGTCTTGCCACACCCCTTCAAGAAGGCACTCGTCAAGATCGACGGCCACCTCATAAGAGGTGCCGCAATCGGATATTGTGTAGGTTGGTATCATCATGAGAGTTGCCCCTCCCCGGCTTGGAGCATATTGAAAAGCTCCCCGAGCTCGTCCACTTCTTGCGGGGTTGGCTCGGTATCCAATCGGAAAAGCTCTTCCTTGTATAGCTCTTCCATCATCTTGTTCTCTTCTTCTGTCATTCTTTTCCTTTCATTTGTGGGCGCGTTGCCCGGTTCAGTTATTAGTAGAGTTGAAAAACCCTAGCCTTGCAAGATTTATTTTCACTTTGTTCCAATGGGGTTGCGTTGCCTCCAGTTTCCGGTGTCCGTTCGGCCCCCCGTTGTGAATCCTAGTCCAGTCTTCCACCGTTGGTTGCCTCCCCAATCTCTTAGGGGTTGCATACCTTGCCATATAGCATTGAATTATTAGTTCAGCTCGTTCAGGATTGAAGGCATCACTGTGTTCAAAGGGCTTGTCAATCACCCCGTTAGCTAGCCCCCACTCGCTAGCATCTTGGACGTAAGCAGCTTGGAGCTGGAACATTCCCCAACTTGCGCCGCCGTCTCCAATGGCTTGAGGGTTGCCCCCACTCTCAACGAGAGCAAGGGCCTTTAGAAAGAGGAGCCAAGCATTCATTCCGCTCCCCCTTTCTTGGCTTGTGACTTAATAAACTCCACAACTTTCGGAGTGAGTCCCCACTCCCATTCCATTGATAGCCGCCCCCCTTCTATCCTTCCATAGTTGGAAGAGTAGTCGCCTATCAAGGCAACTGAGTGTCCCCCGCTTTCGTTTGGTTCAATAGTTATTTCGATGTTTCCTATTTTCATTTTTCTTTTCCTTTCTTGTAAAACTGGATTGAGAACAATCCAATCGAGCCAATTTTCCACCCGCTTGCCTTCAGCTTTTCAGCTTCCAGCAGGCCGGCTATTGTTATCAGTGAGCACGTCTTGTATTTAGTCATTTTCTTTTCTTTCTATTTTGATAAATCCTAGTTGGTCCAACTTTAAAGAGTCCCAACTTGGGATTGTTAGCTTTCTTATGTCGCTTACAATTTCCGTTAGCAAATCTTGGTACCTATTTATTTCCGAGTTGCTTTGAGTGAGATAGTTTAGGTCCCACTCGTTGCCGAAAATGTCCCGGCCAAGTTGCAAGCTTTCGTTGTGTTTTTTGATCAGCCTCTCAATCATTGCGGTTCCATTCCTTCCAGTCTTCTTTGAGGGATTCAACATCTACTTTGAAGGCAATGCCAAGGCACTCAACGTAGTGCAAGGAACCGTCTTCTTCTTGCCATTCAATTTCCCCAACTGGCAAGTTTATGTCCAAGCCCGAGTCAAAGTAGTTCAGCTCGCGCCAATCCCCAATGTGGCCTTGCAAGTGGAACTCTCTATCCTTTTCCGGTATTTCCTTGAGGGCTTCGGCCAGCTCCTTGGAACAATAGCGCTCCAAGAATTCTTTGTTGAGTTCAAGGCCGTTGCCTATCGCATCACCTAGCGCTTGCGCTTCCCACTCAATGATCATTTCGATTTGTTCTTCTGTTAGTTCTTTCATTTTCTTTTATTGTTTATTTTCGGTTATTGGTTAAGGTTTACGCCCCGAAAGCCCGCACGTCTTAGGTGCAGACTAGGGGTTTGGTTTGTTTGTTGGTTCAGTCTTTGAAGGGGTAAGCTTCAAGCTCTCCGCGGAAGGTCTCTCCCCAATCCGAGTCCCAAATCTTTCGAGCCTC